CCCGGTTCGCTCCTTAATCGGATCATTTGCTTCTTCTCCGCCTTCTTCTCTTTTCCCGCAAGCCTCATCGATTTGCCAGGCAACGGCTTTAGAGGGCCTGTGTTTGAGAGGAAAGGGGGGCCACGGAATCGTTTCCTTAATCGGTAAGTCTCCTCGTTACCCTTCGTAATCAAAAGCCTAGGGAGTTCGAAAGATGGGGCGGTGGAGGGAATAGAAGCCTCTCTCCAGAAGAGGGGCTCCCTTCCTTCATATTCTCACCCCATCTCATAGGGGAAACCGCACATCAGGGAATTGCCCCTGCGCCCTCATTATGCTAGGAGTTTGAAAAGTACAGGGTTCTCACCCCTGACTTTCGATTGGAGGTTTACTATGCTGAAAATCAAACATGTAGCCGTATGCATGCTCGCTCTCGCCATGCTTTCGGCTGGTTGCACCAACTACAGCGGCAATACCTATTCCGGCAGCCAGGTGCGCAGCGCTCAAACGGTGCAGTACGGCACGGTGGTTTCCGTGCAGCCCGTTACGCTTGAGGAAGATCGTCCCGCCGTCCTTGGGACAGTGGGAGGAGGCGTCGTAGGCGGCGTGCTCGGCAATATGGTTGGTGGCGGACGCGGGAAGACGCTGGCGACTATCGCGGGTGCAGCCCTCGGCGCGGCTGGCGGCTATGCCGGCGAGAAGGCGCTGACCAAGCAGAATGGCCTCGAAATTACGGTCGAACTGGAAAACGGACAGCAGTTGTCCATTGTTCAGGCCGCCGATCAGCAATTCTCTCCGGGTGAACGTGTCCGCGTACTGCGCGGAAGCGACGGCTCGGCGCGTGTGACCCGTTAGCCTTTGCAGGAACGCCGTATTGCGGCATCGTATAATCCGTCGTGCGCCGGCATGACGAACAACCAAGGAGCATCCATGCTGGATCCGAAACAGTGTGTTCTTTTCAGCGGCGGGGCCGCCGGAACCGAGCAGTTTTTCGGCGCGCAGGCCGAGGCTTGGGGCATTGAAGAAGTGAACTACAGCTTTGATGGGCACCAGATCGAACGGAAGCGCGGCGTGCGCGTCCTCACTTCCGAAGAATTGGCCCTGAAAGATGTGAGCCTGACCTATGTTTCCCGCCTTATGGGCCGGGAATTCACGAAGGCTCCCCTGTTCCGCAAGGTCCTGCAGTCCATTTGCTGGCAGGTCAGCAGCGGTCAGGAAGTCGTGGTCGTGGGCAACATCCAGCCGGATCAGACCGTCAAGGGCGGTACCGGCTGGGGTGCCGAGTTCGCCAAGATCTGCAACAAGCCCCTTCTCGTGTTCGATCAGGAACAGGACGGCTGGTATCGCTGGCTGAACGACGCTTGGGTCAAGGTGGAAGAGCCCGTCATTGAGCATACGCACTTCACCGCCACGGGAACCCGGTTCATGGAAGCCAACGGGCGCAAAGCCATTTCGGATCTGTTTGCTCGTTCGTTCAATCGCTAGTCGTCGCGGACGTTTTTGCCGTATTGTGGACAGCCATCCTGTTTTGCAGGATGGCTGTCTTTGTGAAGGTGGAGTATGCCGTTGTTTGCCGTTCCGTCCGTAAAGAGCAATTCGCTCGGGTTGTTGGCGGGTCTTTGCGCCTTTCTCATTTGGGGCTTTCTGGTCGTTTTCTGGCATATGCTGGATGCCGTGGCTCCGTTCGAAATCCTGTGCTACCGCATCGTTTTTTCGTTTGTGAGCTTGCTTCCGGTCGTTATGCTGACAAGGCGCTGGGCGGAGGTCGTCAGCGCTTTTCGCAACCGCCGCGTGGCGCTGACCATGTTCGCCAGTTCCTGTGTGGTGGGGTTGAACTGGTTCCTGTACATATGGGCCATCAGTACCGGACAGATCCTTGAAACGAGCCTCGGATACTACACCAATCCGCTTATGAATGTGCTGTTCGGTTTCCTTTTCTTGCGGGAACGGCCGTCACGCCTTCAGGGGATAGCCATTTTGTTGGCCTGTATCGGTGTCCTGCTGAGTTTCTTGGGCCACAATCAGTTTCCGTGGCTGGCCCTGTCGCTGGCCTTCACTTTTGCGCTGTACGGTTTTATCCGAAAAACGGTTTCCGTCGAAGCGCTTCCCGGCTTGTTCATTGAGACGATAGTTTTGATACCCTTTTCGCTCGGCTGGATCCTGTGGCTCTATTGGAATGGGGAGGGCTTCCTTTGCAGCCCGACGGTTCGGGAAGGCTTTTTGTTGTTTCTTGCCGGCCCGGTCACATCCCTGCCACTGGTCATGTTCGCCTATGCCGCCCGGCATATGCGCCTGATGACGCTTGGCCTGCTGCAATACATTTCCCCGACCTGCACGTTTTTCCTCGGCATATTCATGTTTGGGGAAACCTTGAACCCGGCTGCGCTGGTGACGTTCATTTTTATCTGGCTGGCCTTGCTGCTGTATACGGTGGAAAGCTGGCGGCAGACGCGGCATTTGCCGCACTGAAGGAACGGAAAAAGGCGGGACGCCCCCCCTCTCTTTTTTGTACCGTTGAACGCATGGGCATATGGACCGAAATGGTCCGGCTCAGTTGGGCGTCATGCAGGAAAAACTCCCAGTACGGGAACTTCCATGCTTACGTGTACCTATGAAAAATCCTCGGCTTGCCGAGGACTTTTGGGGGAAGGGGAGAACGGATATGAAAAAGCCCCGACAGGCGGGGCAATAGGGCGGTGGTGTGCTTCATGGTGGTTCTTTGGGCTTGGGGAGGCATTGTACGGGAGTGGCTTAGTGGGTCCGCTTGAGCTCATAGCCGAACTGTTCGGCTATATGCTCAAGCGGCTGGATATTACCAGTGACCCGCATGATGTCGACGAGGGTTTCCGCGCCGAGTTTCGCGCCGTCGTCGAAGGGGTTCACTTCACGCAGCAGGGTGGAATACGGTTTGCCCACGGCGGCGGCAATGTTTTTGGCACCAAGACCGCTTTCTAAAACAAGATCATGAACGGCAGAAATAAGATTGGCAGACATAAGGGTTCTCCTTTGGTTGCGTATTCAAACAGCACCACCTGTTCTTAGCTATACCTGATTCTCATCGGAAGACAAGGCCATTAGATTCTTTTTTTAGTACGTTTCGTGACTTTTTTCTCCTGTAGAAAGAGAATAAGTATTGCTAGATTGGTTATCTTGCTAGTAACAAATAATACCCTATCATTGTTAGTTGTTTTTGTCGTATCATCTGCAATTTGCATCTGCTTTTGCAATTATTGCAACTAGTTAGTAACACATTAAGATGATAGGACTTGTGCGGCATTGCGGAGATCCTTCGGGGCTAGGTGGGTATAGCGCGTTGTCGTGGCAATATTGCGGTGTCCCAACCATTCTTTAATGACCATCATACTGACTCCGGCCTGCGCGAGACGGGAGGCGCATGTGTGGCGTAGGGTGTATGGGATGAACTGAGGATCGTCGGAAAGGCCGAGGAGGATCTTCGCCTTCCGCCACGCCGTTTCAAACCATATGTTCGTCCCACGGGGAAACAGTCGCAGATTATCGTCGCCTCTATCTGTGGCTTCAAGGGTGAGACGCTCAATAATCGGACGGATCTTGTTCACGATGGGGATTGTACGGGGGTAGCCGTTTTTGGTCTTCCACGCTGTTATGGTGCCGTGTTTGAGATCGACATCTCGCACCTGCAAGCGCCACAATTCGCTGCTGCGGAATCCTGTGTAGAGGAGGACGAGGAACGCGTCGAGTTGGGGCTTGTAGCCGAGCATGGAAAGTGTCTGCACCATCTTGTTTTCTTCTTCTGTAGTGAGGAAGCGTATCCGGTGCAGGGCTTCCTTGCGTCTCGGGATTTTCACAACCTTCTCAATAATCCCTCGATCTACTGCCGTGGTGAGCATCTTGGAAAGGATGGCAAGCTTTCGATTGATTGTTGAATTGGAATTTCCCTGATCAATGAGATAATCGACGAAGGAATCAAGCGTATTGATGTTGTTCAGGGCTGTAACGGAAAGATGATCGCCACCACCGAGAAAGGTGGACAATTGCTTATAATGATTTTTTGCAATTTTTCCCCATGAGGTGTCTTTCCAGTAAAGATTATACGTTCGTTTGAAAAGCATATCCAATGTACACAAATCAGCATCATTACCAGCGGCAGTGGAGGCGGAAGCGTCACTTGCGGTAGAATCTCTGTATTGCTGCAACATCTTCTGACGTTCAATAATAGCCTCTTCCAGTGTATCAACCGTTTTTGTCTTACGCTTTCCATTAATGCAGACATCCGCAATAAACTTACCCGATGCAAGATGGCGAATACCTTTGGGGAGAGACTTCTTTTTCTTGTTATCAATAACCTGCTTCATAATAATTACCTTCTATGAGTTTTGCTGAGGCTTCAATAATTTCTGATACTGTCCCATCGGGGAACGGTACGGAATAATCGTTATCTTCATCGTACATGCGTTTCATCCTTTGATGATGTGTTCAAAGGGTAAAAGAAAAGCCGGGTTGGAATAATCCTTCCCGGCTTTTATGGCTTTGCAGGATGTCGCCGCCTATGCCTTCAATAATTTCCTCAGTGCCTCAATCCCTTTCGGTGTGAAATACCCTTGTGTGCAGGGCATCCCGTTGAGGGAACTGGTACGGTGCTTCACCTTCATCAGTCCTCGGTCAATAATAGGCTGGTAGGGGATGTTTGCGCCGTCGAAACCCTTGAACAGCCAATGGTGCGGCGTCCCTTTCGCGTCGCGCAGGAATGCCGCGAGACTTCGGGCGGACATGCCGAACAGCTTGCCCGCTTCCGTGAACGTGAGGAGATCCCTGTCATCCACAAGGGTATCGTAATAATCGGCCTTGGGTTTGGCTTCGGCCAATTCCGCCTTGAGGGTTTCGGTTCTGGACAATAATACCTGCATGGCCTCAAGGATGAGCTGATCTTCGGTTTGGGGTTTGGTGGCGGGTGCAGGTGAACCGCCGTAGCCGCCCGTTTTGCGGATAGAGGGCAAGACCTCCTCGCACACCCACGTTTGGAACTGTTCGGCGGCGGGAAGTTTGGAGCGCATGACAAGGCGGTAGACGTCGGATTCGGGGATGATGTTGATGCCGCGAGGGGAGGAGGTCAAACCTCCTGATTCGGGACCTTTTAGCGTTTTCGCATGGTTGCAATGGTCAATAATAGCTTTTTCAGGTCTGGCAAAACCCAAGCAAGCGGAAACGTCATTCGCCACAAACCAGACGTTCCCCTCATGCCATACCGTCCGAACCTTTTGTCTCGTGACCGGGAAAACAAACGTGCCGGGAGCGGAAGCCCGCGCGGAGGACAGAGAGGCGGCGGGAATCACGGGCAAGGTGGCGGCGGTTTGTTGCGCTTCCTGCTGGCGCTGCTGTGGCTGCTGTTGTGTTTCCGGCTGTTTTACGGCCTTTGACGATACGGTAACGTCATGTACAAGGATGATCTTTCCGGTCTTTTTGTCTACTGTGTAACCCATGCGATAGTCTCCAGCGTCTTTGATTGTCTTGTTTGTATTCATATTCCGAGTTGCCATTGCCACAATGAAAAGGCGGAACCCTTGTTGATGAGGTTCCGCCTTTTGATGTTTCAATGGTGTTGATATGTTCAGGTCAACGTATCAAGCGACCTGAAAAGCTATGAAGCCAATTTCCATTACGGGAACGGCGTGTAAGGAAGCAATCCGCAACGCCGTGTGTTTGAATTTCATATTCCATTATATTATAAGCCTCCTTAGAAACGCGCTTCCCGTCAATAAAATAGGCGCAAGGCTTCCATTCACCATCACGAATAACAAGCATAAATTCCATAGTTCACCTAAGCAAAATCTATACAAGTTCAATATATTCATCATCAGTGATGATTGGATCACAATTTCCGAAACAATGGGACATAATCGAAAGGATGCGGGCATTTTCTTCCCCGTAGATTTCCGGTCTGTCCCAAAAGCCCGTGCCGTGACCGTTGCGTGTCAACCAGAAATCATGCCCCGCTTGTGCTTCAAGGCCGGAAAGGTCTATGTCACTAGTAGAGGCGACAAGCATAAAATAATGACAGTCCCTCACAATGCGGCTGCGGTTTTCAGCGGACAAATTATAGATGTTGTAATGAGTGTCTAACGGCTCCCCGTTATCGTCTGTTCCAGCCCACAAAAGGCATCCGATATAGGCATCAATGAAAAGGCTATGTTGTACGCTCATATCTAGACCTCCCCGTTCACAATGCGGCTTATTTCAGAATCAAGGGCAAGGGCATATTCAAGGCCGTCTGTGTAGGTGTATTCAGCGGTCCGCTGCAAACGCCTGATTGCTCTTTCGGTAGCGTTGAACCGCCCACAAATAGGCCATAACGTGCTGGTGTCGTGCTGGCGAAAGAGCCTGTTGATCTGGCGTATGGTCATATCGGTAACGTCGATATTGTAGAATGTGCACATAAACACCTCATACTTTACGCGACACGCAAAAAAGGGTTTCCAACCTGTTCCGCCGTCAGTCCCGGTAACAGCTTCCAGTTCTTTGCCCATGCGGGTATTGGTCGCCTATAGTTTTCGGCTGCTTCTCTTGCTTCTTCAAGGGCATGTTCATCATTATCGTCATCATAAAAGCCCCAACAGGAATCTATTTCTTCCCCTGTTTCATCATCTGTTACTATGTAGCCTGTAACGCCGCTATTCAACCAGTTTTCATAGATGGCGCGTTCCGACATGAGGCAATCAAATGCCTTTGCTAATGTCTTATTTGTAAGACGCTTGACGTTATACGCTGTCCTGATAGAGGCACGGGAAGCGTAAATGACATATTCGGTTCTCAGCGTTGACCCCTCAACAAAGATAGACCGTTCCTTATCAAATTGTTCAATTCGTTCCCTATACTCTGTCGCACTGGTAAATGTTTCGAGCGTCCCGAGTGTGTCGAATTCATCGAATGGATTTGGAGCGTCGATATCTTGATACAGGTTGATAGTCATGTTGTAGCCGTACTTTTCCGTTACAATGTTTTCAGTGTAAAAGGCGTCCATTTTATCACTCCATTGTTGTTAATATTTGTTCCATCAATGAAAAAGGCGACTCGCTATAATCAAGTCGCCTCTTTGATGATTGAACAATGAATCATCAATAGAAAGGGTTCTTCCTACTTGTATTCAAACCCAAAATGCTCAAACATCCTTTCCCCGATGTCGTTTGGAATAGGTGAATATTGCCGAGGCGTGAACCAATCCTGATACCAGTATCTAGCATTTTGAAATTCGTATGAATCGCCGTAATCAATCAAGCGGAATTCAATACCGGAAGCAGGGCCGCCAGTGCTTAAAAGGACATCCTTAACAACGACAGTATCAATGCTAAGAATACCTTCATCATATGAAGTCAACAGCTTTTCATAAAGACCAATTATTGCATCTTCCTTTTCTTCCCCCGGCATACGTTGCCATTCCCGGACGTCACTAGAAAACCCTTCATCCTTTGCATGATTGAGAATTTCGCGCCAGTAAAATGTATCGGAAGGATCAACGCTAAAGAGTGCTGTAGCATTATCGGCCTTGTGTTCAAGTTCCTTTTCAGAGAGTAGAGCGGTCATGATTCAGATCCTTTTATGATTATTGGTTACAAAAAAAGGACTCCAAAGAGTCCTAAGAAGATGAAAAAGCCGAGTATCAGGATGTTTCCTAGTATATAAAGAAAATCCTTAATCATAGTTCTTCCTGTACCTTATAAACCCCGTCCCAAAAGGTGATCCACCATGTGCGACCTGATTGCATGGTAAGCAAGTGGACTTCACTTTCAGGCTTGGGAAGGGATACACCGAAAGCATAGGCTAGCAATTCCGCTTCCCGTTGTGTGAGATTCATATTGTGTTTCCTATCTTGTTTGTGGTGGTGAAATGGGTGAAGGGTAAAAGAAAAGGCCGTTAGGTTTGCACCACAACGGCCTCTTGAAATCGTGTTCTTTTTAGAGATTACCTTACTTTAACCAACCCTTGCGATAGGCAATATAAGCGGCGATACCCGCGCAAGTCATAACAACACCTATAATGATATAAAGGATAGTAGCCGTCATTTCTTATCACCTCCAATCAACATATGGAGTACAAAGCCAAAAACAATCAACCAAAGGCCTATCAACGTTCCCACACCGGAAACATCAGGAAGGCGCAGGGTAGCCGTTGCTACCAACGCGATTCCTAAGCCTTGAAAGGTTGTTATGATGTATCTCATGATTAAAGTGTAACTCCTTTTGCAGAGGTTGGCAATTATCGCTCTTTTCGTTCGTTTCTGACTCCATAGCTTGCCGGATGGTTCCTTATGCTATGCGCCACTATGACCGGGAGAGGCGGAACCCGTTCCCCCGCTGTCTGGTGTATGCAGTTGGGCAAGTGTGATCCATGCCCGGCAAGGTGTTGGAAGCAAAAACTTTTGTATCTGTGTTATTGTTCGTTTCTGTTCCTTATTCTGTTCTCTATTGCCCCTATGGTTCCGCGTTTCCGCTTGGCGTCATGTTGGGGTTGGTGTTGTCAAAGAGATTTAGCCGATAAAGGCTAAATAAAGGTAAAAAGAAAGGGAATCAGGCTTAGGGCTTGTTCCCCTTGCGTGATTCCATTTTTAGCCGATAACGGCGGAAAAAGTCAAGTGTATTTTTCCGTACCTCACATTTTTCTTTCCCCGCCTCTATTTCCTTGTCCTTTTGGTGTTTCCTTTTCTTGCTGTAATACCCAATCCTCTGGGATCAACCATGTTTTAGCTACCTTATAAGCTGGAATCTTTCCAGCTTGGCAACCATTTTTTATGGTGCTAGGTGAGGCATATCCTAACCTTTCGGCGGCTTCCGCTACAGTGTAGTATCCTGGTAGTGCTGGCATTAGTCATGACCGCCTATATATTGAAAATCATATTCTATATTATGCTTTTCTAGTGTTCTTTGCATCCATTTTACTTCACTTTTTAAATCTGATATTTCGCCGCTACGCCACAACATCAATAAAATAAAAATTATTGATGCTATAAATATCGTAATTTTTTTTATAGATAACAGTGTCGATTCTTTTGTGAATATAACAAAAAACCAACCTAAAAATAGAGAAGTGATGAATGCCAAAAAGAAAGTACCTAAACCTGTTTCTAGATCTACATTCATAAATAGCCCGCGTGTGAATGCATAACTACTAAACTGTGCTTATTTGCTTTTTGGGGTAAAGTTTATAGATACATCTATACCCTTTTCTTGCATCTTTTTAATATGTTGTGCTAAATTTTGTTCTTTTTCTCTTTTTATGATTGGAATAAGTCTTTTTTTTTCTTTTTCATAATAGTAATTTTTTATTAACATTATTATAAAAATAATGATAACTGGGAGAGCAAAAACAATTTCTCCTCCACTATCAAAATCAGAAAGAAGCCACATTGATCCCCCAATTGATTTTTATCAAAATGAGAATAAAATTGGCAGTCAATCCTTGCGACTGCAAACAAAGTTGACATCCCTGCCAACATCACCCCCGGCAATCCTTCCGTAGACCTCCCCATACCCCCTCAATGAGATTATCAATCCGACATGCTGTCGTATGATTACGGCATGTTAGGTACATTTGATTGCAAATGAATTGCAAAACGGCCCATATATAGGTTCAACGGCTCGACTCCCTCCCTGTGACCATCCCCCACCACCATGAGAGCGGCGGGGAGGGCATGGGGGGAATCGGGGATCAATCAGATAGCGGTAGGCCCTTCACATTTTTCAGCAAATTTTGGTCTGTCTATATGATAACGGAAAGGAAACGGTAAGACAATATACGAGCCTATAAGGTAACGTATAGATTCTGATCATTAAGGTGATCTTGATCTAAATTAGATCTCTTTGTTTAAGTCCCACGTTCGGTTCTTTAGGGTAACGTAAGATTTTTTAAGATACTGAAAGTAGCTTCTTGTCGAATTTATTTTTCGCTCTCTCCGAAGGTGCAACCTAATTCCAACTATCTTTCGATATTGAATAAATAGAATATTCTATCAATATCATCAATCATAATGATTTCAACTAGTTAGAAAGTCAGCATGATCATGGATCACAGATCATCCATCTTAATAAAATCAGTATGTTAGAAAATGACCCTAGAAGGGAGGTCTTCCCCGAAGGGATAGAGGGAGGTCTACATGCTCCCCCTCCCCTCACGTTCTACCGGAGGATCTTCCTCGTACCCCTCCCCCCACCAGTCCAGTTTCTTAATCTTTTATAGTGCTGATGCCCACCTGTATCATCATTTCCTTTGACGACCGTGCCGTGGAAAGTGAACAGCATCTCCGAGAGTGCGGGGTTGTTCGTAATTCCGATCTTCACGTTCACCCCCTTAGCATTCCCTTCCCATGCCTTCATTTCCTCCAGCATGAGGTGGTCTTGGCGGAGGAGCATCCTCTTGTCCACATCCTGTCCCATCTGTTCGACCCAATACCCGACCGCCATAGCGAGGCTGTCGAGGCGGTCGTCATGAGCGAGGCTTCCCCTGTCTCTGGTAATCCGGCTCATCTGGTACATGAGCTGGTACTTGAGGGCCGTCTCAGGGGGGAGGTTCTTAGTGGAGAGGTTGTAGTCCCAAAGGATAAGGTTCTTGTCGATGACGAGCTTGTGCTGGTTCATGACGGGTTCGAGGGTGTCGATGATCCGTGCTTCCTTTTGCTTGCTGTGCTTGACCTCTTCGATGCGGCAGGGGTGTGTCTTGGTGAAGTATGGGCTGATGAGCTTGGTGAACATGCCGTCCCCGAAGTTGGCCTCGATGATGACATGGTTGACCGCCTGCTGCTTGGCAAGCTGGACGATGGAGGAAAGGGTGGCCTCGCTGTAGCCTTCCTGATAGGCCCGCATTGCCGTGACGTACAGGTAGCCGTTCAGCATCTTCACGACGCACACGGCGGTTTCGTCCTTGCCTCGTCCAGCCGGGTCAATCGCCATGACGGAACCTGTGTACGGGAGCCATGTGCCGTGGAGGAAAGCGGGGCCATAGTATCTGCTGTCCCCGTTCAGGCCGACGCAGGGGACGTCGTTCAGGATGTTTGTGGTTCCCGCAGCCCATATGGGTTTCTCAGGGGCGTCGGTAGCCGAACACGACATGACTCAGATCCCCGAGCTTGAGGGGGTACTTCTCCATGTCGGAGAGCCGGGTGTCGAGCATGAACTGGAGCTGGAACCCGCTGCGCCCATACGAGAGTTCGCGTTCGAGAAGGTCGTCGTCCGAGAACCTGCGCGGATCAGTGGTACGCCCGACAAGGGTAGGTTCACCTTCAAGCCGCCTGAGGATGAACGGGGCCAGACGTTCGTTACCATAGTTGATGAGCTGGTCTTCTGATGGATACCGTGCAGGCCAGATGCGGATGGCATACCCACGGTCGGGAAGCTGGTTGTACAGGGATTGTTCGGTCTGCGGGGTGCCGAGATATGTGATGGTGCCGCCGGGTTTCAGGATGGCATCAAATTCCTTGACCGCTTCCGAGAGCTTGTCCCGCATGGCCTGCGTGAAGCTGTTGTTCGGAACCTCGACGTCATCGCTGATGATCTCGTCGGCGCGTCCACCCGTGATCTGCGAGAAGATGCCTTTCGACGTGACGCTCGGCGCATGGTCGGCCCGTGCGGGGCCAACGTCGAACGAGAGCTTCGAGCACCGCTGGTCGGCGCGGGGGATGAGGCATTGGAGGATGGGGATTTCGTTGATGAGCCGCAAGCAGAACGTCGTGAAGTTGTCGGCGCGGTCTTTCGATGCGGACAGCACCATAAATTTGAGGTTGGGGTTCTGCCGGAGCCTCCAGACGACATAGGCCGCCGTAATCCACGACTTGCCCACGCCTCGGAAGGCTTCGATGATCTTTCGCCTCGGCCCATGCTGGAGGTACAGGGCGATGTCGAGCTGAATGGGGGTGGGGTCGGGAAGGTTCAGGTGCCGCCAGACAAGCGTGAGGAAGACCCGGAAGTCGGTCAGCTTCTCCGGCATCGGGGGGATGGAAGTCGGGGTGTTCGTAACAAAACCTCCTGTGGTGTGTGCTGTTGAAGAAAAAATGCCCCGAAAAAAGAAACCCGACTATTGGGTCGGGAAAACTTCTTTCGGGGCTGTTTCGTCGTTTGAGAGGGGTGTGGCTGGTAGCTTATTTGAAATGTTGCGCTCTGGCTTTCATCCGTTCTCGGGCATCGGCGGAAATGTTTGGGCTTTTCCCCATTCGGAAGGGGTAGAGCGGACAAGGAGCGATGGGCCACTGATTGCCTCGGCAGGTAGGCACTTCACTGGGAACACCAGCGCAGCACTCCTCGACGCAAAATGTCCGGCAGGCTTTCAATGGGCGGTGGGGTGTTCCATCGGTAGGACGGATACCCATTCGGTAGGGCCAGAGCGGGCATTTTTCATGCTCGCAGGTTTTGATTATTTCGAGATTGTTTTTTTGCACTTTCCCATTCACGCAGAGGACACAGTGTTCCCGAATAGCTTTGAGGGCGGATGCCATACTCTTTTCCTCCAGCCATTGGCCTTTTGGATGGTGAAACACGCTTGAAAAAAGAAAACCCGACCAACGAGTCATGCGCTCGAAGATCGGGTTCAAAATAGGGTGTGGTTGTAGGGGAGGTTAGTTGAGGAGGCTCACTTCATCTTTCGAGACATCCTCGAAGGTCGGAAGGTTCGCCACAAGATCCTGTACGTCGGGGTTCGCGGACCCGGCACAGTCGATGCCGTTGTCCTTGAGGAATTTGATCGCGGCGTTGATGTCCGCTGTGGACGCATCGCCGGACTGGAGGCGGGACGTAAGGAGCTTCGCCACAACGCCGTGAAGTTCCGCGAGTGCGGACTCGGATGCTCGGTTGTCGGAGTTTTTCATAAAAATAATGTCAATACCGTGAATACGGTAGTGGGGCAAAAAGATACCTCTGAGGGGGGTTGCTTGTTTTTTCCGTAACCAATACAGTGCGTCCATTGCCTTCTTCTGCCACTATAAAGGCAGGGATGTAAAAACATGGGAGAAGGCATATATGGAGCAAATCCTTATAGATATTGCTGTTAATATTATTTCTAATATTGTTGCAGTGCTCATTCTAAGGCATTTAGAACAAAGAAATAAAATATCCCGGTAGCGGGGTTAGTGCAACCGGGATAAAATGGGAAAACAGCAGAAGAAGGATTTAATCAAAAACATCTCTGCCGGGGCAGGGGAGTGTTGGCCCACTTCCTTGCCCTTTCTTTTGTCTTGAATATAGGATGGAAGTCTTGAAAACGCAATATGTAAGGAGGTCACAACTTGCTATAATTATTGGTTGTTTCTGTGCAACTGTTCGCTTTTTATGAACATTTTGTGTGACATCTCACACAGTCTTTTTTATTTTTAAAAAAGTACACCATGTTTTACCTTTTCAGTCACACACTCCCCTTCAAATAATACCCTAACGCCGCTGATGTCAGGCACCAGACCACACGTTCGACCCACCTGTTCGCCCCCTTCCCCTGCGCCACATCCAGCTCCAGCTTTCGGAGGCGGATGTCGATGCTCGTGATGTTTTCCTTGAAATGGGAAACCTGCTCGGAGAGGACGGCGTTGGAGAGGAGGAGTTCTTTCAGATCTTTGAGGGTGTCTTTGATTTCGACGATGGCGGTATTGAGGAGGGAAATGTCAGCTTCATGGGCGCAGGGCGTTGCCATTTAGCCTCCCGCGTTTCTGAGTTCAGGAGGGCATTGGAGGCGTTTGCGTTCGCTTTCATAGGCACTCCGGCAATGATTCGGCTGCCAAAAGAACAGCGTGTCCACAAGCTTACGGGGCCATGCGCGGATGCCTGCCTGTTCCCACCG